GTATTGTCAGCACTCCAAGATGTGCCAGTAATAGTATCCCCACCCCCCGCACTGACAAACTGGGTAAAATCAATACCCCAATCCTTAGTCCCTCCCCCCGGCAATGATGTGTGGATAGTCAAAGCCGTCTTGGAAGTATCCCAATCAATCCCCGTAATGGTATCCCCGCCAGCCTCTATGTTGGAAATAAATTCCGCGAAATCAACTTCCCAGTTTTTAGTGCTTCCATCAGGAAAAGCAGTCGCAATAGTCAACTTAGTATAATCAGCATTCCACGTGACAGCAGTAATAGTATCTCCGCCCTCACCTATACCCCCGCCATCACACCCCTCGCAAACAGCTAACCTAATAGCCATATTCATTTCTTCGCAGGTAGGTACCATTGTCCCTGGGATTAGGGGCAATCCCCCACAAGAATTGAATACTGCCGCCACAGCTTCTTTATTGACAGGGAGCTTCTCAGCCGTATCCTCATCAAAACTTATATTGCCGGTAAAATGAGAATCCTTCAAAGTAGAGCTTACAATCTCCCCATCAATAAATGTTGAATTTACAATCTTACTCGCATAGATAAGAACCCCTTTTGCAAATTCAATTATGCCGCAGTTAGCCATATTATTCTCCTAAATATAAACGAGAGTTGCGAGGCAACAATTCTTCTTTGGGGAAAACCCGGTAATAGACATGCGCAATAGTCACTGCGGCGGGGTCATTTAATACTAATCTGTAAGAACCAGACAAATCCAACATCGCAATATTATTACACGCACTTAGTTGCCAAGGACAACCGTTAGTTATGATTTCCTGCTCCGCCAATATCTGCCCAATATATTTCTGCAAATCCAAAACCGGAGGTGGAGGCGAGTTAGGACTCAACGTAGGCAGAGGATTATCTTTCCAAAGAATAGAACTAAGGCAAGCCGCCTGCGTCCCAAAACTACCTGATTCTGATAGTTGAATAAGTTCAGAAGCAAATCCATACGCGTAAAAAGCCATCACAAAATTAGGATAAAGATAAAAAGGTGCGCTCTCTGGAGTGACAGAGCTAGAATCAAAAATAGGGACTGGCTCAAATAAACCCTTCATAGTATACCCCCCCAATATTTACTGGGCATACTGGGCATGGTTTCCCACATAGAATATTCTACCTGCATAACTTGACCAAGCATATCGGTACTTTCCAATTCAAGCTGATACATACCCGGAACAGCCCAAATAACCTGCGATCTTTCAGAAGTTATTTTCCAATATTCTTTATCCCCCAGGTTCATTCTTTTCGTAAAAAGAACCTGACCTGATTTTCCCTGAAAAAAACGCATTGCATAACGATCAGTATTACTGCAAGTAAGCGGTTGAAAACTACCTACTACAACCCGATTGATATAAATGGTTCTATTTTCCGGGATGTTCCAAGCATCTATCGAGATAGTCCTCTCAGGTGCAACTTCGATGACATAAGACAAATCGCAGTCAAGCGGGGTCTCCGGTGTAAATATCGGGATGTTTATACCCCGCGCCCTGGTTTGACTACAGGGAGTATCCACGCACCTACGTTCAATATCAGAAGTCAACATATACCCGCCAGTGCTGATGTTCATATTAACTCCTTAAAAAATGCGTCCAATGATACACCCCAAGATACCCCCAACAACCAATCCCCGGATAGCGGCACAACAACTACACTCCAGATAAAAAATTTTACTGAACAAATTAAAAATCTTAGAATCAGGTTTGGTCGTGCCGTCCGCATATTCTCCTTTACAAAAATTGTATTTCATATAAGACTTATACAATTTAGGAAAATGATTGCTTAGGATATCTTCAAAAATCTCTATAGGGTCACGCATCTTCAGACCCCTCCTTCCCAGATAATCCACCCACTGCTTGCAACTTAGCCAACTCAGCATACATGGTCATAGCCATTTGCTTAAACGCCGCCCAAAGTTTAGGGTTATCAGGGGGAGCAATAAGCATGGGATCCTGATAAAAAACCCGTTGAACACCAGACTGGCCTATCTGCCCTTCAGCTGAAAAGTGCATTTCTCCATATCCACCAATTTTAACGTCAAAACTCCCATCAGGAAAAATGCGAGTAACCTGCCCCGACCCCAAAGCTAAAACATGCACCACCTGTTTTATTTTTACTTGCATTCTAAATCTACCTGTATCTTTCTTTCACATACTACCTAAGATAATAACATAACTTAGAGAATTTTTCCTATTTTTTTATTCCTCCATTATCTCCTGTGCTACTCCCGGTTGCGTCGGCATCCCAGCTTGACCTCCCTCCATCCCTGGTTGACTACCACCAACAACATTACCTTCCAACAAATACTCCGGCACCCCCATTGTCCTCAATATCTTAGCCACCGACCAGGCATACAACGGCGCAGCCATACTTCCGATATTAGGCCCAGCCGCCGCAACAAACTGAAGAACATCTTCCGCTTTGGTTTTATCCAACTCCCTACTAAGAAGTCCCTGGACCCCTTGCGCAACTATATTGCTGTCCCCACGAATGTCCAAATCTTTTTCGTACAACATATTCCAGTTAAACAACAATGTCCCCAAAGGGCCCAAAACTGTTTCATCTATATTATTAACCGCCGCCGTAATAGACTTAACAGCATTCCCCTGCAATAAAGCCGCACCCCTGAATGTCCGGTTCATCCCCGTGCCTACAGGCATCCCATGCAAAGCTGCTGGAATATTAGTTACCAAATGCCCCAGCTCCATCAAATATTGTAAAATATTTGCATACTCGCCAATAACACTCGGGATAGTTGTAAGCCGTAAAGCCGGGGCGTTGGTTACCCCATCATTTTTCGCCAAATAAAAACTCCCGGGAACCAACGAAGTCAAATCCTCATCCGACATAAACGGACTAAGCCGAGCATGATCTGCTTCAACTATCGGCTCAGAGGCATTGGCTACGTTCCTAAGCATATAACGAAAAACAGTTTGATAGGCCCTGTCAACATCTCTCATCCTTTGGGCAATACCACTTCCAGCTATCCTGTCTCTGGTTTTATAAAAGCTGGCCGTATGAACAGGGCGGATACTTACTGATGGATCAGGCTGAATATAAACCTGGACAGTCCGACCACCAATTATAGTTGCCGTCGCATCATAATAATTATCCTCCAACCCAGAAATACCATACTCCCCCAATTCTCTGCCGCTGTACAGCCCTATAGCCAACATAGCATCAATAGTTCCAGAACTATTCTGCCACATAACCATACTATCATCACGCTGATCTGGATTTTCAGACATCCATTTGAAATTATAATCCTCATCCTTTTCAGTCTCAAACAATACATCAGTCAAAGCATCAGCAAAATAACTTTGCATTCCCACCATATCTAAAAGTTGACGCCTGGTAAATCGCTGGCGAATAAAAATACTTGTTCCTGATTGCGTATCCCGGCTATCCGGGCTATACCAAAAATCAAAAGGAGAAATATTACGGAACTCATAATAAGACTGCTTCTTAACTTTGAGTTTATTATTCTCCCAAACCATTCTTGATTTCTTGGTCGGCACCGGCCCGTGCATAACAGCATAGGGGTAAATAGCGAAGTCCATCAGAAAAGCATTAACCGCTGTCCTCCAGCCTCCCTCAATAGTTTGGTCACTCATCAAGAGCTCCATATTTTTAGCGCGCCGTTCGGCAATGTCCCTCTCTTTTTCTCTGACCGCCAACTTTACTTTCTGAACTAACCCATCCAAATCTCCATTAAATCCAATCTCAAATATCTCTCTCTTTATCAGCTCCAAAGCCTCCATCCTCCCATCCTCAGATAAATCTGGGATAGGAGTAGGAGATATGGCCCAAGGAAGCAAATCCGGCTGTATCAAGGCTTCAGATAAAAAAGCATGAACTACTCCGACTTTCATTGCCGTAAGATTGATGGAAGCATTAACCCTCAAAGCCTCCGCTTGTTCTCTTTCCGCACAAGACATAATAGAATTAATTTGATCGTAACACTCCTGCAAAACTGTCCGTAAAGATTTTTCTCCAACTCGCTCCGACTTTTGCCACAAAGTAGCAGATCGGTATCTCTCCAATGTAATCCGAGCAATATTATCTTTAGCGTCATCAGCTAAATTTCTGGTCGTGCCCCAATCAAACATACTCACCCTTTTCTAATATACTTACTTTCCGCTTGTACCTTCAACATTTCTAGCCTGACGGTCTGCCGTGCGGTGGTCCAACCAATGCAAAGCCTCTTGGATTTTAGTCAACGCGAGCGCATTTTCGCGACAAGCATATGGCCCCGCTTGAAAGCACTCCAGCCGGTGACGGCAAATGTTCAAAAGGTCTTCCATAAAAATACCGTTTACTCCGACTTCTTTTACCGGACCTTTTTGAAATAAAATGTGGTGAATTACCAAATGGCTATATTTGGGAAACTCGCCCTCTTCCATAATACTATAGTCATGGTACGCCCCACCCTCCGCAGGTTCATCATTCACCACAACTTTAGTAAACCGATGACTTCCATAAGGCAAACTAAAACTCATTTCTTGCTCCTTACATTATTGTCCGCAATGATTGTCGTTTACGCTGAAGTAAAACAGCGATAGGATGCTTCTTCTCCGTCGATTTATCGACTACTCCCTGATTAATATACATAGCCGCATACTGAATAGCGTCAGCTAAGTGCGAATCATCGTTTTTCTCCGGCTTGCTGTTATAAACTTTACCAGCCGAAGAACTAACTACCCTCCTTATTGCGTAATGATACCCTCCAATCATCGCCCTAATTACTCCTTTACAAGTAGGAGAAATAATTATTCCCCCTATCTGTTTATTAAGTAAAACTTCAACTGCTCGTATCCGTATTTTAGGGAGATTAGAAGTAGGGAGATAGACCTGAAAACCTAGCCTCTGCAAATGAGTAGTAGGAGCCAGGGCAGTAAAAGAATCCCGAGCATTCGCCGGATCACAAGAAATAATAACATCACAAGTAGGATACCGGCTCCTTATCAAAGGAACCAACGCCTCCTCCATAAAGGCCTCCAACCCCATCTCTATCCCCATTATCTCATCAAGACAACACCACTTCCCCTGATTCTCCTGCCAAAAAGTAGCCGCCGGATGAATCCCGGAGGTATCCATTCCCACTATTACAGTAGTAAAATTCTGCGGTTCCAAAACATTTTTAGAAACATGGGTCTCCAAATTAAATTGAGGAAAGACAGCCTGCCCATCTCTGATCGGCGTGTCCAACATACAAAACAAAGACTCAATATAGTCAGTATGCCCTATCTTAAGCCAGCTGGCTATCTGAGTAGAATAATACTCTACCCCGCCTCTCAAATTCTCCAGATTCTCCGCATCAGGATTGGCTCTATAAACTACCGTCCCGTCCTCTCTAATCTCTTTAAACGCCGCCGGTGGCTGAGTAAATACAGCAATAGGGATTTCTTTCTCCAACCCATGCTCATTTACTAACTGCAAAACAGGATTATCCATAGTAGCCAAAAGGTGATGTCCAGGCTGAGGCCTATTGAAGTCCAATAAAATACCAGAGTAAGAGCAACTCCCCATATCTTTACTTGGATACCTGCCGATCCGACTGGTGATAAACTCCATTATCCCCGACTCTATCTCACTAGCCTCATTTATCCAAGCAAAAGACCAGTTAGCAGACCGCAACTTATCCGCATCCTCCATCGTCGCTACAGCAGTCAAAACCAACTCTAAATGAACAGTCGTCCCATCCCCCAAAGGAAAAATATATAGCCCCCTTAGCGGCGCACTACCCATCGTAATACTACCGTAGTCAGCCGGGAGGACTTGAAGCAAAGTCTCTCTGGTAGATTGAATTAGATTAGGATAAGAAGCCCTGATTACCCCAACCCGAGTATATCTTACATTGTCGGGGGCGGGAGCTTGGGTAAGGGCATAATACAATATATCCATCGCCACGATAGTAGATTTGCCAGACCCATAAGGCCCAGTTATCATTTTAATAAAAGCGTCACTATCATGGAATGCTGTCCCTATCGGAGTAGGTCTATAAGTAAATAACTCACTCACTTATACTCACCCCTAAGCGCGGCAAATTTAGGGTTCTGGCTATCCGGGATTACTATCTGCACCGCTACCTGGGTATTAACCTGATTCGATTCTTTCTCCTTAGCTAAACTTAATCCCGCTGTTTCAGAAAGAACTTTATATCCATTAAGCAAGTCTTTAAGCTCCGCCGATGGGTCTTTGAGTTTGTTCCTCAAAGTAACCGCCAACTCCGCAAGAATAGCTTCAGCCCGGAAAACATGCCCTGCCCGGCTTCCCATCTCTTTGACCCGCTGATACTCGTTCTGGAACAAAGCCTTAAAGTCAGGCAAAGTCATCAGCCGAAGAAAGTCATCCTCCGTCAAACCATAAGTCGAAGCTATAGCTTCAGGACTGGTGGGAACAGCCGACGGGACATGCGTCTGGGCCAAATCCCAAGCTATATTAGCCCACAAATACCTTTTCTGTATCAAGGGGTCATTATGAGTTATGGGTACTGCCTTCTCCATCTTTATCCTTCGTCAATAACAATACAAAGCTCTTTTATCAAGGCCTCCAACTGCTGTTGAGCCCCCAAAAGTATCAAAGCAATATGATGTTGCTTACCGCCCATATCAGTCAAGGCCACTACCGCTGCCGCCTCAGTCTTTGCTTTATTACTGGTGCTCAGTTCTCGTAGCCAACTGCGAAAAATATTAAGAGAATTCTCATCCAAACTCTCCAACTTATCCTTATGCACCCGCATCTCACTCATTTTCCTACCTCTTTTCTTAGTCATCTTTCTTATTCTCTGTTGTTTTAGTTACAGGGATTGGTGAGGATGGAAGTAAGCCTTTGCGTCTGGCCCAACGAAGCTCACCCCCGTCCTCTCGCGTAATAGTTTCTACTTTAGTTTTATTCCCACACCTTTTACAGGGGGCCATACTATCCTCACTTGTATCTGGGAACCAGCTCAAAGACAGCAAACCCAGCCAACAAAACCCATTTGCCTTTGCCTACACCTTCCTCAGGAGTCTCGATATAATGCAAATCATAACAACACTGGAGACGTTGTCCGTCCGCCGCTCCGGTTTGAATCGCAATCCCACCAGGAATGGTCTGACCCAGCTCAGTCGGCAATTCAAAAACAATATGGGACTTCCCCCCGTCAACCGAAGCAATCCCCAGACTTCCAGTAGAATCCAAAGTCACCAGAATATCTTCTCCAAACCGACCTTTGCCATAAGCCAGATGCGGGAAAGTATAGCCACTCAGCTCCGCTTCCGGGGCTAACCCTTTTTGCCATCCTCCCGCGTCAGCAGCCGTAACCCGCCACATCGTCCCATCCCGCTCCAACATAGCAAACCCATCAGAAAAGTCTACCGGGTAGTCAATCATATCCGACACTTCAACCGCCGTCCCGTCCGCATTAAACTGAGCCAGCCGGGTAAACCTTTTAGTAGCATCAGTAGATGGATTAGCCAGAATAGGCAATGCCACTCTCCCAACTCCAAGCATTTTTCCCAAAACTATATTTTCAACATCCCCTTTATAAAGCACACCATAAATCCACTGCCCTCGGCTTCTATTATGTCTCGCTGTACACACTGCCCCTATATCAGCCGCAACAGTTGAAGTATAAGAAGCACTTATCGTATTAGCTTCCCCATGTTGTAATATTTGAAAAGGCAAAGAAGTTGAAGTTCTTCTTGCGCCGAACCCAGTAAAATATCCTCCCGCATAGGCTACTCCCTGAACATTATTTGTTTGCGTAGTACTCGGAGCCAAAACGATATATTTATCATCATCATTAGGTCGGATAAAATTACGTACAGATGTCCCACCCTCAAGGCTCGTCCCCGTAGTCGCCTGGAAAACATGGCGTCCAATACCAAACCGCCCGTCCCAGCAATAGTAGTTGTCAGTCAAGGTCTCAGGAATAACGTCCACCCGCCGGGTAATCTTAGTCGCCCGTTCAGTCAGCTTATATTCATGCCGCCCATTCCACGCTCCACAAATAAACTCATCTCTCAAAGAATTGTAGGTCATTCTCCGACAACACTCAAGCCCCTCAAAAGCGTGGAGAAGCCGAAAATCAAACCCGGTCAGGAAACTGGGATTTATTTTACATACAGCCATTTATTATGTCTCCTCTGTTATCTCAGGCCAAACCAAAACAGGCAAATAAGTTTCTACTTTTTCCCAAGAGTCCGGCACAGCAATAGTCCCAGCCGCGACACTGGCCGCAAATATATCCCAGGCTACCCAAGTCTCATCCCTAGCCTGGACCATATATACAGCATCAGACTCTTTTTGCGCAACCTTACTGTGATAATAAGATATGCAATCCACCACGCCCTCATAGCCGCGAACCACAGTAAAAGAGGTCAACCTGGATGAAACCTGCGCTCGATACCCCGCCATAATCTCCGCATCTGTCGGCGGGTCCGGCACTGGCGGCACATCCCCCGTCAACTTGCGCGGGTCATTATCCGCCAGCGAAGCCCAGAACGCCTCCACTTCATCAAAATCATATCTGTTCTGAGGGTCTTGCGCTTTAGGGACCACGGAATAAGGGAAAGCATTAGCTGTTGACAGCACAATATAAAATGACCCATCATGCGCTTTGGTTATAGGATTATCTTGCCAACTCATTACTGCACCCTCCAGGCAATTGTTCTGGCCCAGGGGTCATACACCTTGGCTCCAGTCCAGTATTCTCTGATAATAGTCCCCCCAGCCGCAACGCCTACATCAGCTATGCCTTGCAAATAATCATACTCTGGCAAATCGGCGTCGTAGTAAGACCTGAAAGAAATATACGCCCAGGTCCCCCCGGCCGGGAGTATATTGGTATGCAACAATTTAAAATTACCCGCCCTGTATAGATTGAGCCAATACGCCCCAAAATCAACAACCAACTTATTGTCCGTCCCAGTAGAAACACCTCCACCAGTATCCCCAGAAATCAAACTATCAGGATTGACCCGAAGAAGATTGTCTGAGCCATCAATCGTCAAAGCATTGGGCACAGAAGAAGAAACTAAATCTTTCGGAATTACATACAACTTGCCATCACCGGCAACATGGGCTTTAAGCCTGTTGTTCGATATGGCCGAAATCATATCCACTATTGGCCACTCACAAACCAGATTCCTAACCAACATCTTCCCATCCCCACCAACAACAATCTCATTGTCAGCGTCTGTGGAAATAAAGTCGATTATGTTATAAGTACAGGACGCTGAACTGATAGCATAAAGTTTGCCATCATCAATAGAAATAGTAATCGCATTCCCCGCATCAGAAGAAATAAGATTGGAAATATTTATCTCACACTCATCTCCCCCATAAACATACAAAAGTCCATCCGAGCCAAACTTGATAGAATTGTCCGCATCGACGGAAACAAAAGTCGCAGAATTAAACTCGCAAGAGTCAGTATACAAAAGCCCATCCTCCAACGAAGGACGGGACATATTACCTGCCTCAGAACTTACCAGGTCTTCAATATTAAAGGTACATTCAAAAGCCCCAGCCCCCAAAGAAAATAGTTTCCCATCAGTGCCCAGCTTCACAACATTATCTACGTCAGCTGAAATCAGGCCACTAATATCAATGGCCCGACTATCCAACTTCTCAGCCTCAGTATAATCCAATAGCCCGTGTACCTGGACCATGCCATCTATAGTCCTCAATACTATGGGATTAAAATTATTGGCCATCAATTCCCCTTTCATACAATTAAATCCTGCCTAATACATAATAAACTATTTTAAAGTGGTTGTCTACTATCTTGACATCCGCTCAATTTTTCAGTATATTAAATCTAAAGGGACGCACTAAACTCTAACAACGACCCTACCTCCTCTAATGCAATGCCTCGGGGCGTCCCTCAATTCCTTAACTACCTTCACTTAATGCCCTGTAGGACCTTTGCTTCTACAGGGCAATTTTAATTTATTGCGACAAATCAGCCATCCATTCTCTTAAAGCCTCCTTATCTTGATTAGATAAACGCAAAGCCGACCGAAGCTCTACCGCATATGTAGCCAACGCCGCGTTTGTCTTCCCTCGCATCCTCGGCTCAGGAACAGACTCCAAATAAACAACTGGAGGGTAAACCTTAACCGTCGGACAAACTTGCTTACCTGAGCAACCGAAGGACAGACTCAGGCAACTCAGTATCAGCCCAGACAGAAGCCACTTCATCAGTCTTATACAAATCATCCAATCCCTCCAATATCTCATTAGTCTTCCGGGATAACTCAGCAACCTCCGCCTCCCGCACCCTAAGGGCTACAGCATTAGCTGTCAAGCTCGCCCTAAGAACAATAACCTCTGCTTGGGATTGTTGTAAATCCCCAGCAAGATTCTTGTTAGACGCCCTAAGCGTCTGCACATATATAAGCAATCCAGAAATTATAAGTATAGCCAAAATAGCTAAAACTATTTTTACCCTGGCCATTACAACCCCTCCTTTTTGAGCCAAGCACGAACATCAAAACATGGGCAATCCTTGGCCGCTGGGGCGTCCCTGTGACCAAGAATCTCAGCTCCCAGATACTTTTTCTTAAGCTCAATGACTTTCTCTTTCAATGCTTTCCACTGCACGTCAGTATAGTTCGCTTCCGCTTTTCCATTATTTCCTTTCCCCCCAGCTAAACATATTCCAATTGAATTAGAATTTTTACCCGCAACGTGCGCCCCAACCACATCTTCGGGACGCCCCTGATGAATAGATCCATCACGATAAATTACCCAGTGATAACCAATCGTCCTAAATCCCCGCTCCTTATGCCAATTGGTTATCTCTTCCACTGTCACATTATGTGCGGCCTTAGTGTCAGCACAATGAATAAAAATCTGATTAATCTTCCTCATCTGTTTTTCTCCTGTCCGTAACCCGTCTACGTTCCCCCGTATCTGGATTCTTTCTTTTTCTGCGACAACCCTCTTCTTGCCTCTGAGTAGCTATGAAAGCTAAAACCTCAGAATCTTCACTTTCTTCCCCAAGTTGCTTCAACATAAAACTTAAACTTTTCCTCCTCCATTTGTTAACTACGAATTTCAGAACAGCTGGAATTTCCCATCCCATACTTTCAGCGTGAGTTATAGCCGACATACTGTCAGTTAGCGTCAACACAAAAATAAATGAATTCACTACAATCGGGATATTGAAATCCAGTGTAACAGCCAACGATAAACATAACAAATTTATTACCGCTATCGAACTGAAATAGATAATAAACTTTTTTATCCCCTCCATAAATCTATCTATCGCCCACTCTCTCCAAAGAACCGCCTTCAATGACCCAAGAAAAAAATCAAGAAAAAAGAAAACCAACCATATATAGAATACTACTGCCTCCCCCCCATATAAAAACTGAGTAAGCTCAACAATAGTTGAAAGCAAAGCGGCAACTAACCCTTTAGGAAAGATAGCGTGGATAACTTCTGACATTAACCCTCACTTCTTTGTTTTTAGATTACTGCCTTTCTTATTATAACATCAATTAAATTACTTTGCCAGAACGTTAGTTCATAATTTCGGTCTAGTCAATTACGAACACCATAAGAACCCTCTCGCTGATGAAGACTACGGGGTGGGGGAATACAGCTCCCGTAGAGAATAAAGACCAGGATGGAGGCTGGGCTTTGCGGCGGGCGTAGGTAACTAAGAACACTGGGTTGCTTGTATTAATTATCAACAATTTTTTTTAAAAAAATTTATAATAAAATTCGTAAAATCCCATATTTATATATCAAGCCCCCCAGCTTGCCTGGCGGTCCAAACCCCCCGCCCCCCTTACTCTACGCTATACAGTCAAGCCCCTACTCTTGCCACACTATCATATACACTACCTATACATTGTAACCACACCTCTGGGCGGCGGCCCGGCTCCACCAGAGAAGTAAGCGACCGGGCGAGCGTAGAGAAGGAAGAGAGTGGGGTACACCAGAGAGGTAAACGAGGGGGCAGCACCA